CCTGCCATGAGCCTTGATTACATTCAGAGCAGAATTGACCACAGTCTTCTTCGCAATAATCTAATGTATCATATGAATCGCAGTTATAGCATTTAGAATCATAACTAACTAGTTCTGTTACATTACCACGGACAATCTCATATTCTCCACCCCAACCCTGTTCCTCTTCATACTCTAATGTGAGCACGGAATTTGGAACCATGTTAGATAGTTTAGTTAGAATTGTTACAGCAGGCGACCATGCTGTTTCATATTTATATACAAGCCATTGGTCTTCGCCCTCTGATTTATGTTCAAGTAATTCAGTATTGGAATACTCTTCACCGTCACGAACTGCTACATCCCACTTAGTTCCCCAGTTGGAATTATTCCATGAATACCAATCCTTTTGGGTCTTGGCAAATTCAACAGACTTGGCAAACCAGTCAGGGTCATTCATATCTAAATTATCACGATTTGGTTGGCAGGCATATTCTTCATCAGTAATTCCATCATCTTTATATGAGTGGATATTAAAGAAAGCAAATACAGGATTACTATATGTAACCTGTTGAATTTTGGTGGGGAAACCTGAAAGACTAATATCACCCATACCAAAAGTCTCTTGTGCTAATGTAAATGGACGATTAAGTCTATCCTTAATCATATCTATTTCTTCCTTTGGACCCTGAATTGTCAGAGTATTATATACCCAGTTTGGCATATTATTTCCTTTCGCTTATACATGTTGTGCAATTACATCCAATTTTACCAGTATGGTATGACATTAAAAATGCGTCCTTGTCGGCATCCGACATTCTTCGCCAATTTGCTGGTAATTCGTTCATGTCCTAATTATATAATCCACCACTGACATTTGTCTATAGAAAAGCTTTGTGATCCACCCCACATTTATGTGTAATTGATCTAATTGTCTTATATGCTGAGATTTTCAGGAATTTTATTTGACACCCGTAAAACAAATATGCTACCCTCAGATCTTTTAAGGGCAGCTTTAGATTTTGTCAATAGGAATATGGCTGCTAGGATAAACGAAAGGAAAAACCTGCTTTACTTAGCGACTTGGGGAATCCCTGGTAGCCGCACCATACTAGTATATAGGCACCTGGCCTGATTATATTATACCATAACCAGTCGACTATATTTATTTACAAATTCATCTAATGATGAAGAGAATACAATGGTCTGTAGGTCCTCTTCATACAAGGTGAACGTTTGTGAAGACCAATCGATGACAGGGACCTTGTGCTCATTGTCATTAAGTTCGTTAACACTTAGGCCCCATCCCAATTCGCCATTCCAGTCCTCGCCAACCAATTGTGAAATGCATATACGTGTAGCATATGATTCATCGGTCCAACGTGGTCTTGCATGTGACACTGCGTCCGCTAATTTGCTAAGCATTTGGTGCCCAGCCCAGTGTCCGTATAGAAATATGATATCTTCCTTGCGGTCTCTAAACCCAAAGTTTGCTCTATCTCCCATTTTATTCCGCCTTTTCTAGTTGTGGTGTTTCTTCTGTTTTATTTAATTCTATCACTTCATAGGCAACCTTGTCTAGGCCTGCCTTATTTTTGTTGTAGTGGTGACCGCAAAATGCAAGTTCACCCTCTACAAGCTTAACCAAGTACATAGCTTGAGCTGAGCTGCATTGGTCGCAGCCAATCCAACGATTTAGATCCTCAGAGGTCATAGTCTACGGTTCCAAACTCAATGCGGTCTGCAATGTCATCAAATACTTGTCCCTCATCACTACTTTCAGCCCACAATCTAATGTTGGCAATAATAACTTCACGAGCAAATTTAATTCCATCCTCAAAGCCGTCTTGGTATTCCATGGTTACCTCACATATCCAGTTTCTTTATAATCAGCCAAATACGATTCTTTTAAATCATATTTATCACGAATGCGTGATACTTTCTCAATACTACCAGTTCCTATAGAGAAAGTCAACGGTGGCATGAACTCAGGGTCAAGTCCCATAATTTGTGCGTCCCAATAGGCCCTCTCAAGCGAGAGCCTATCAGGAGCGGTTAACTCAAAGTACATTAGTATGCCTCACGAACATTGCATACTTCTGTGTCGCCAATTGTAATAGCGCCACTCTGTGAATCAACATAAAGATTGTCTGTGATTTCACCATCAAGGTCAAAGTCATATTCTGAAAGAACATCATATTCATATGTTCCACTGACCTCAATTGTTGCGGTCCACTCAACACTTCGCATTAATTCAATATCTAATGCTTCTGCAATTTGACGAAGTGTATCTTGGTCGTCTGAATCAGCATATGCCTCAGTGATGATATTTTTAACTGTATTAATCTTAGATTGAAGATTTGATACAGTCTTAGAATTCTGACGGGAAGTGTGTAGGTCCCATTCGATATTACGAACTTTATCGGTTGCATACTCAGGGTCAGAATAACCATTTAGTACTTTATATGTAACTAGTAAATCAGGATTATAATTTACTTCAAGTGATACTGTTGCGTCTGTTTCCATTTGTTCCTCTTTCGTTGTTGTTATAGGTGGTATTGTAACATCTTCGTACGACAAATAGTTCATTTTACGTCCGCATGGGCATGTGAGTTCTGTCACACCGTTTGGAAATCCAAAATCACGACATGATACTTCAATTAAAGTATCACATTCATCTGGATCACATGTGAATGTATATTTAGTCCAAGTTGTCATGACGAAAATTATACACGGACCCACTGACATTTACAAGCATTTCCAGGGAATTTTTTTGTGATCCGTAACACATTTTTTTAGTTTTCAATTTTGCGGGCATCTCAATATGTGAGAGCGATCCGTACGGGATTTGAACCCGTGATCTCCACAGTGACAGTGTGGTGAATTAAACCAAGCTATTCTAACGGACCAATTGGTGAGCAGTTTTAAAACTTGCTCAGGTTTTGCGTTTTACTAAAACGCTTTTACCATTTTGAGAATTTTATTTTTCTCTGCGGTAAGAACAGGGTCAAAGCCACTCGCACCTGCCATTAGCGATTCAGAATTTCCACGACCTGTGCGGAAATAATCTAGGCGTTCAGTTAGAGCATTGAAAGCGCCCCACTTAGTTCCCTTGATATTAGCGTTTGTTGGTGAGTTATGATAAAGGTCATCAAGCAAGACAACTTTATTTTCCCACTTTTTCAAAGCGCCCTTAGCGTCCTTTTCAGGCTTAGGATAGATTGATTGAATCAACTTAGAAAATTCAGCGTCAGTAATTTCCTGCTTGAAAAGTTCCTGTGCTTCTTTTTCAAATTCGTCAAAGTATCCTAGAGCAAGTCCAAGAGTTTCACGAGCAACTTGAATTCGACCCTCAACAGATTGTGTGTGTCGAATCTTGAATGATTGCTTAGCATTACGCATAGCAAGATTCAAAGTGTTTTGGCATACAACACGAACAGGTGTAATCGCTGCTTGAACAGCAACAGAACCATCATGAGATGTCCATACAATTAGATAAAGTTTGGTTTGGTCATTAGCACCCTGTGGGTCTAATACCATTGTGCGTGGAATATCAACAGTTCCGAACACAACTTTACCATTCTTTAGAGAACCAGCAGATTCCCAACGACAATTAGGGTCTGCGTCATGAATGTTATCTGCGAAAGCAAATAATTCTTCATTCTGAACAGGCTTATATCGCTTACCAACAGTAGCAAGAACATCAGTTCCGCCATTGAATGGATTAGTGCGAATAACTAATTGAGCATTAGAAACATCATTCCAAGATTCTGAAATGTGGTCTGTTAGTGGAGATAAGCGAACATTCCAATTGGAAAGTTTTGCTTCATCTAGCATTGTAGATGTTGTAACTTCTTCATCTTGTGAGAAGATACGATTTGCGAGATTGTGCCATGCGGGAGTTCCACGCAAAGCAAAGGCAACTTCATTGCCATTTGTTTCAAGGTTATGAGCCATGATTTATCCTTTCGATTGTTAGATTGAGCCTAAGTATAACATAGGGGTCTGACATTGTAAATAGATTAGATAGACATTCGGGCAAATCGGACATGTGAATAATCTCACAAATTTTCAGGAGTTTTCCACAGGTTACCGTAAGGCTGTGGATAACCCCACAACAAATTGCGGGCCAAGCTGGGACTATACTAGTCCCAACTCCACCGCAGTAAGTGTTTGATTTTTATTTATTTTATTTACAATACTTTCATCAAGTATTAGCGCAGTTGTTTTCTTTTTCTTTAGATTATCATAAACATAAGCACGAACACTTCCACGAAAATTACGCAGATTAGAAAATACTAATTCAGTTAGGTATTCTTTATCAACACCTTGTTCTGAGTAAAGTGTTACATCATTTAGTTTATTAGCGTCATAGATCTCAACACGAAATCGGTTTTTCATTTCTTTCCTTTGTTAGTAGGGAGTAAAATTATACCAATTAGGTCTTATGGTAGTCAATAGCCCTCGCCCGCCTAATTGGTATCTAATTTTTATGCGCCGATTTTTACCATAGCCCAACGCAAACCATTTTCAGTATTCAATCCTAATTTAGTTAGATTAGGGCGAATAGAAATGATTTCGCTAATTGTGCCTGTAATTCCCGACTTACCTGTTGTAAAGACATCGCCCTTGCGATAGAAGCGACCCTTAGCGGTATCTAGAATTGGTGACATTTTATTTCCTTTCGTAGTTGGTTTGTTGGTGGGCAGTTTTACCTTAGGTGATACCCAGCACCAAATCTCTAATTAGAGATAACGAGCAATAGCATTGTAAGTGCTTGTATTTACAACTTCCTCATCGGTCATTTTGAGAATACGAATTGCGTTCTCAATTTCCTCTTTCATTTCATTGTAAGAGTGCTGATGAAGTTGCTCAAACTCTCGCTTTGGTTCTTGTGGCAAATCTGTTTCGTCTGCCGTCAAATCAAAGTCAATGTTGAGAGTTTTGTTCCAAGAGCGATAGTTTGTGCGAAAGTTTTGTGCTTTCTTGATGTTATCAACTGCGTATGCGATAAGTTCTTTCTTATACTTATCCATAGACTTTTGATACTTTGCTTCGTTTGCTTCTTGGTTTTCCCAATTCTTATTGAGTTCTGCCAATTTAGTTTCTAAAGCCTTGATAACTTTAGTTGTAGCGATTTTTACGCTAATTGCTTTTCCGTTTCTTGCCATTTATTTCCCTTTCGTTAGTTGGTGTTTGTTTAGCCGATAGTATAGCGGATACCACCGACAAAATTGGTGAGCAGTTTTTAGACTTACTCAGGTCATAACCTAATTAGTTATACGCAGGATAGGTTGTCCAGCGGTCTTGTCCCTCAACGGACAAGAGGATACGCACCGAGCCAGATGCGTTAGGCACGATTTCCTTGATTACACCTGTAACTTGTGATTTCAGGGTTGTGTAGGTATCGCCTACCTTATAGGTTGGAGTTGCCATTTTTGCTTCCTTTCTGTTATTTGGAGGACTATTCTAGCATAGCCCACCGACATTTATCTACTTATTTTGGTGTGAGATTAGTCACACCAGGCTTGTAAGTGGTGTTGTTCTATGATAGCCCAAGCGGGTGCTGTGTTCATGCCTCTATAAGATACGCCCTCAGGCATAGGTATCTCACGATCAGGTTCGCCCTCATCATAAGCAAAGATAGCCTCAATACAAGGTTCTACCATAGTTTGCGGAACGGGCGGGTAATGATTAGATGATAAGTGTATAGAGATAGCAGTAGATAAATCTAATCCTAAATCATAGTCAGCTAAATCGTGTGCGAAATTACTTCCCATTTTATTCTCCTAATTCCTCAAATACATTGTGAGCAAGATTATCCATTTCCTCAAGACTATCTATCATTTCCTTGAGTTGTGTTTCAGTTAGTAATACTTTAGTAACTCCGTCTGCCACTTTTGCGGCAACGGCTGATGAATACATAAATAAATACTTAGCAAAGATTTCATCGCTAAGTTCATTTCTGCGTGTGTGTAATTCTCCAGCGAGTCCCATTATGTCCTCGTCAAAGATAGATTCTTTTGTTGCGTCTAATAACGCAGTTGCGGTTGATAGCATTTGTTTCCTTTCGTTTGGTGTGGTGGGCTAGATTATACACTAGCCCACCGACAATTATGCTAGGGCTATATAAGCCTGAGAGTAGCCTTCATTAACACGGTCTAATTGTGTCTGAATTTCATCTCTAGACATGAGAGAGACTTTACCGACTAACTCACGGATAGCACCTTCGTTCATAGCATTAAATACATGAGCAGGCACCTTAGTTACTCGCTGATACATTGAGCCTTCAATATCTAATTTAGATACGAATTCTACTCCATCTACTGTGAATGGGAATAATGCCCATCTAGTCATATCTTTCATTTTTTACCTTTCGTTTGTTTGATTAGTTGGAATTATACACGAACACGGCGACATTTTCTAATCCATTTACGGCGTGTCGCAGCTTTTGTGATATTTCTCACAAAATCTAGGGTTATCCACAATTAGCCCGTAAGCCTGTGGAAAACCCCACAGCTTTTGGGGGCCTGTGATTATTATCACATTTTAATCCAAATATAAATACCTAATAAAATTGGACCAATAAGGATTCCGCTAAATAGCAGGCCAATCAGATCTCCTAGAGCACCAATCATTTTTTACTCGCAGAAAATCTAATATCCGCTTTATTAAATACACACAATCCACATGAAACACAGGCGGACCCATTAGTACTAATTAGTGGAATTTGTTTATTATTTTCAGGACACTTAGCACCAGGCTTACCAGTTAACTCTTTCATTACAGTTTCAGTCACAGCAAAAGTTTTACCTAAGTATGCTAATTTAATTCCGACGGTCTTCATATTCTTAGCATGATTAACGTTTTCATCATCCGTTGAAAAATATAAAGATAAGTTTTCAATACCGTTAAGAATTAGCGCTGCAGTAGGCACACGAGTATATACCCAAAATTGCACATCCTTATTGTTATCAATTACATTCTTCCATGCATATGCGTACTCATCGTTAAAGAAATCTCCGTCCCAGTGGATACGGAATAATTTCGGCGCATTGCGCTTATCACAATCAGCTTTAAATTCTGCAATCATATCTGACAGCAGCTTTATCATATCGCTACGTGTAGCGTCTTTAAGTAATTCCCAATTATGAAGAAGAGTATTTTTTACACCCTTGTATACTCTTTCCAATTTGCCAGCGTAGCAAACAGTCTCACAGATAGACGTTGCACCAGGACATGAAAAGTTTTTTCCTGCGGGTAGTCCAAACGTGTTGGCAATTGTTGGGGTTTTTCCATTAGGGGAGACAGCATTAGCAACCTTTCTATCATTAGAGCGTTTTAATTTAGACGAGTTCGAAGTAGTCATGAGTATTCTCCAATTCGTCAAAAGTTTTTTCGTGAGCCCACTCTTGATAGTGGATTACACATAAATTATTAGGCTTAATTGAATAAGCAGTAAGCCCGTGAGCATTACCATAGCAAACAGCGCACATAAGTTTTTCCTTTCGTTTATGCGGATATTATAGCAGGGGGTACTGACAGATTACCACGACGACTGATAATAAAAGGACAATTCTTCGAAATCGGGCAATTCTACCAATTTGGACAATTGCTTGATAGTGCTTTTTATCTTGTCCCAGTAGTATTCGTCGATATCGTAGGAGCCAAAGAAGAAACCAGAAGAGGGCGGCAATTCGCTAGGGTCTTTCTTGAATAATGCTTGACGACAAGTAGTAAGCAATTCTTTCAATTCAGCATGAGATACATAATATTCTTGGCAATTATCTTCTCCGTCTTGTACATTATCGACAAACCACTTATGAATAGCATTAGCCTTGCGCCAATAGGCAGCATTTACGCTAACGCTTACACCATAAATATCATTTTGATCTGCTACGTGAGATAAACCAGCAGCATTTACAATTTCATTCCATTGTGGAATTGTGGCAGCAGAATAATCTAATTCTTCAGACCTATCTAATTTTTGCCAGTCAATTTTATTGACGTGCTTTCTTGCGGATAAATACATATCTAAACCCATTTGAGTTTCCTTTCGTTCAAACCGCTATTATAACAGATTACACCGACATTTTCTACGACACGCCCGAAAATTCAGGGTGATTTTAATCACACCCGTAACGACACGCCCGACCCCGCAACAGATTGGGGGCTAGTTGAAATTTCAACTATCTTTTATTTCACGATCACAATCGTGATAAATAATTTCAGCAGCAGAATTTAGTTCAGCTCCACATTCTAAACAAATTTTAGTTTTCATTTTTATTTTTATGTTTTCGTTTTCGTTTGTAGATTTTTTTAGACGGAATTGGAGTTGCCGCATTACTGCGGCGAATTTCCAAAACTCTTTTTATTCTTTCTTTATTTGATAATTTCATTTTCTGTCCTTTTGTTTTTTAGTTTGAGAAAGTTGGTATTTTGTAATTTGCTGCGGAATAAAATCTATTCGCATCAAATCTTGGATTATCTTTTGCGAACATCTCCGCAAAATCTACAACCATTTTAGAAAAAACTGCTGGGTGAGTTTTATCTGAAACATACGCCAAAATCTTGGCGGTTTCTACATAGTCTTTTCTAGTCATCATTTTACTTCAACAACCTTTCTGTTTTCACGATAGAAAATTTTAGTAAAGCATTTCAATGCTGGTGTATAGATATTTAGAGTTGAGTATTCGTTAGCAAATCCCCAATCGGTAAAAGCAAAGAAATCTTTCCATGCCTCAAATTCGTTTTCATACTCTTTGCTCCAATGCGGAGCGTGTTCATCATAAGCAAGTGTTATTTTATACATTAGTTTCCCTTTCATTTACGCATTTACATTTATTTATAGTTATTGTATCACCAACCACCGACAAGGTGGCTAGTGTTGAGCAATTGTCGCAGATAAAAATCTCCATTAGAAATCATCTCCTACAATTAGTCGGTGTGGATTACAATCGCACCACTCAAAATCATAATCGCCGTCAGGTGATACCCAACCGCTAGAAATTCCTGTGCCATTACAAATTTCACAATTTAGAATTTCGTCAAGAGCATTTTTTACTTTAGCCATTTTAGTTTTCCTTTCGTTTAGTTAGTTGTATTATAGCGGAAGCCACCGACATTTAGTCGGGAAGCCTAACCGCTACTGTAGCCCACTCATCTTTTAGCGAACCTGTAGGGCGATAACGGATAGCATAAGTTTCGTATCCGTCACCTGCCCATACATCATCACGCTTTTCAGCAAAGTTGATAATTCCGCCATTGTATCGGCGGCGGTATGAAGCAGGAGAGTAGTATTGGTCAATTAGTAAATCAACAATAGAGTAAGAACGCATTTAGTTTTTCCTTTCGTTATGACCGCAATTATAGCCTATCCCACCGACATTTTTCAAATCCATTTCGTAATTTCTCAAATAGTAAGACGGCGTGTCGTGTGATAAAAATCACAAGATTTTTTTGTGATAAATCTCACAAAATTCGGGGGTTTTTAAAATTCGGACATAAAGGACAAATCGCCCACAACGAAGTTGCGGGCATAGTTGAAATTTCAATTATTTATTTATGATCACAATTTATTTTTTATTCAAAATAAATTGCACCTTTTACATTTTTATGATTTACACAAACATTTCCACGAGAAATTTCTGTGTGACATTTGAAGCAGAACATTTTCATTTCTGCTTTTGTTAGTATTGCTAATTCTAAATCTAATTTAGTAGAAGCAGAAGCATTTTCTAATGATACCCAACCAGCACCATTTTCATTCATTTCAAAAATTTCTAATGTAGCCATTATTTACGACCACCTTTCTTGCAATACTTTGCATACTTTACGAATAATTTACGATAACCACATTTATCGCAGTATCTATTGAAATAAGGTTGGCGTGTTGATACGCCCCACTTATCTGTCCAAGTTTCATGCTTACAATTTGGGTCATTACCCTTTACATTGTAGTCATTGTAAAATTGTGGAACATGGCTCCATGCTTGATAGCCTGAAGCGATTATTTTATCTAATTTTTCTAGTGACATTTTATTGTCCTTTCTTTTTCTATCTAATGCCTAAAGTCTAGCATGGGGGTCTGACATTTTTGGGGGTATAAATCGGACATTTTGGACTTTGTGATGTAGAACACATGTGGTCTGCGTCACATTGTGATGGAAATCACAGGGTTTTTTTGCGACACGCCGTAGATGTAACTTGACACGCCCCCAATCTTTTGGGGGCGACACGCCCGACCTCGGGGGGAGATCCGACACGCCGATCAGCTAGTGATTTTTATCACCAAATAGCCCATTTTCTTTTATGTCTTTTATTGTCGCAATTAGTAGCGGGATAGTTACTCCCGCTAGTGCTAATTGGACTAGACTAGTTAGCAAACGATTAGAAGACATTTTTATTTTTCTTTCTCTTGTAAATTTTATAAGCAATTAGCGCAAGAGTGGCGGGAATAAGTATCTGCCACGATAACGCAATATAGCAAACATAGGTATCAAATTCTAAGCCATAGTCATTTAGTTCTAGCGTCATTATTATTTATCTCCAAACATATCAAAAATTTCATCTTCATCAGTATAGAAACCATCTTCTAATTCATCTCTGAAAGTTTCTTCCCATGCTAGATTTTCCTCTACGCCAATATAAGCGTCTTTTACATCTTCTTGGATAGTATCCCATTTAGTCATCATTAGTTATTTTCCTTTTCAGTAGTAGCGGATACAAGTTTAGCAATAGCCTCGCTAGTAGAAGCCTTGCGCTGTGCCTCAACATAGGCACGAAATTCATCTAAGTTCATTTATTTATTTCCTTTCGTTTTGTTATGAGATAAAGGTATCAGATAAGACCGACATTTTCAAGCCGACACGCTAGGTGTTAGGTGTGAGTTACCTCACACGCTAACTGCTACTGAGCGGTAGGTATATCCCCCACCTTGCTTGCGTATCTCTACTAGATACGCCTCAGCGCCATCATACCAAACACACTTAGGGTGTTTTTCAGCGGATACTATCTCGCCCACCACGGAACGGGAATAGTAAGGCTTACCTACTAGTAAGCTTTCGATATTGTATAAGTTAGCAGACATTATGCTACTTCCTTTCTATATTCCATTACCCAACGGCTTTCGTTAGGTGTTAGGTAGCGGTGAGAGATTAGGTTCTCACTAGCAACCATATAGACATATGCCTTACGGCTTATGTAGTTTCCATTAGAGAGGCGGAATACCTCATTAGATTTAGTATTACTACTAGCCATAGCATGACTAGGTTCTACGATTATATAAACATTATTCATTAGAATTACTCCCAACTTCTAGTAGTAGCATAGACATAAGATTTACGAGGCTTATAATTTTCTAACTCTTTCAAGTTAGCCTCTAGGATATAGTTATCCTTTTCTACTAGGTCAAGATATGACCAAGCCTTTTGTTCGGTATCGAACACGATACCTAAGCAAGTTCCGAAAACATTACTTTCAGATTTAGATTGAATTTTATAACTGAGTGAGAACATTTTGTTCTCCTTTCTTGTTAGGTATTTCCTAACTTCTTATAGTATTAACTATATACGAACCCACCGACAAATTTCAACTCGCAAAACGGACATATGGGACAAATTGAAAAAATATTTTGTGATTTACGCCACAAATAGGGGGTATATGGGCGCACTATTTGGACAAATCGGACATTTCAAAATGCAGCATCATACAAAATAAAAATATATTAACATTTTTACAAATATGAAATACTAGTCGACTAAAAAAATATTTTACAAAGTGTTGACTTGGCAATTTTTGCAATGCTATACTTAAGATCTGGTTTTCGGGGGGTTTACACTGGAACTCAATAGACCAAGTGTCACTTGATTACCTCTTTTCCAAACATTGTAGCATTTTAAACAATGGGGGGAAAGGGGGGTTTTGCTAAAATCTAATTCCCAAGTATCAATATATAAAATATATATTATATAATATACATATATGAAGACTGAAAAGGTCTCAATTGCTAAACAAAAGGCACATCTGCATAAATATTTGCGGGACCTAAAAGCAAGAACTCCATGTGCTGATTGTAAGATACAGTATCCCTATTATGTAATGGATTTTGATCATGTCAGGGGAAAGAAGCACAAGAATGTTATGGAATTAGTGCCTACTCTCAGCAAAAAGAAAATAGACGAAGAATTAGCTAAATGTGAGATTGTATGTTCAAATTGTCATCGTGCTAGAACTCACTTAAGAAAATCAAATAAAACTAGTTGACTAAAATAATATAACTATCTAAAGCAAAAATCCCAATCAGAGGCGGATCCGATTGGGACTTGCTATGCATATAAATATGCAATTATATAGGGAGCATGGTGGATGCTCAACCTATACATCTAAATTATAAGTTAACCAAAATTCAATGTCAAGCATTTCCAAAGATTTGTTTCATCTCTTCTATAGTTTTTGCATCAGCTTCACTTTGATTTTTTTGGGCGGGTGAAATAAAAACATTCTCCTTTGCCCATTGATCCTGATTAATCTCCCATAATAACTCCATTAAAGACTTACAATAAGTATGTTGCCACCATGTCCAGCACTTATGATATTGATCAACATTTGGGCATAGATGTAATATAGATAAAACCTTTTCTACAAGTACATCTTTATCTTCTTCAGAAATCATGCTTCAGGGTTTCCCTCAGATGGGGTATATGCAGGTTCTGGGCCCAATAGAAAGCCTTTTGAGTGCATGTCCACCATACGACCTGTATCCTCGCTTCCTGCCACCTTAGAGGCGATTAGAGAGAGTAGGTCGTAAATTCGGTGCAACATAATATATGACACCATAGGCAAGTTATCTTCTATACTTGATTCAATTTTTTCCATATCCTGATTATTTTCCATAATTTTCCTTATTTCCCATTTCTATTGCTCCATCCATATATGGAAATACTGAAGCACCTCTCCATTCATTTAAATTAGAGGATTCGTACATGATCTCTTCTACTTCCGCCGCACTGAAATTTGCACTTAATTCGTCACTATTTTTTGGATTCACTATTTGAATGCCATTACCACATGTGCACCCGCCACAATCGCAACCCATTAGTTATACTCCTTTTTGTTCCAATGAAATTTTTTGTACCACCCAAAAGCATACTTTTGTGAGTACTTACCATTTAACTCATTAAGTTTTAATAAAGATGGATCTCTTACAAGTTTCCAATTTTCTCTTTTTATTGGAATAACTTGTGCAATAGGAGTACCAGCTGGAATTAATCCTTCAAATCCGTTTTTTATAAAAAATGGTAGATTTCCACCTTGCATTCCATATTCTGCATCGACAACTCCACTTAGCGTATAGAACGGCAATTCAGGTCTATTTAATGGATGTGTTACAAGTAAACTGTAACCTTTTGGAGATTGAATAATTGTTCTTGTAATCCACGTAAATTCTTGTTTATTAAATCCATATGGGACTGGCATTCCATTAGTTGCCCCGCCATCTCTTTTTCCAATAAAAGATGTTGAGTTATTTTCTTCATTAATACTTTTACATTTTATTTCGGGGCCAGATCCTGTTTGGACAACAACAAAATCAACTGGTGTTGGAATATAGTACCCAGTTAAAAAGCTATCCATAAATGGATAACAATTTTTTACTGTAAGTGTGCCAATATCTATTTTTCCGTTTTTAAATCTTTCAATTCTCTTGTACCAATCAGGCATTACCTTTTTAATTTGCCCCATAGGTTCAAAAACCTCATCACTGGTTTCAAATTTTAAAATTTTATTTTTGATCATTTTTGCCAAACTTGTCAACTGCTTTTACAATTTGATTATAAAAGGATAAGCCTATATCTTTTTTATAATTACAAGATATACAGTACAAGTATACAATATTTTCGTTTGTTTGGTTAGGATAAAGAAGGCCCTGGTCCATTGGGCATTCCAATTTAGACACAAGGCCTTCTTCAGCAAGTCTTATGTACTTGGACACATATTGTATCCGCAGCATATTCTCCTACTTCTTGCTAGTCGGGAATTGCAAAAGCCATTCCTTAGTTTCGGCTGTTAAGCCTTTCCATGATGACCAATCCTTGCCGCCATTAGTCATATGATACGTTATCTCTGCGTTAATTACTGGATCAAATAATAGTACATTTGATCTCAGGTCGAATTTCTCTTTACGATCTACACCAAGGTTACCTAGCATATTGATCTGAAAAATTCCGTAGGAACTGTCTCCAGTTTTCCTGTTACCGTTATATGCCATTGGTCGTCCATTGGATTCCTTTTTGGCAACGGCCCAAGCCATTTTAAGGGCTTTTCCTTCAAATCCTACAGAAGATAGTAATTCTACTAACTCTTTGTCTGTAAGTTGCTCTGAAGGCTTATATACAGTATTGCTGAATTTTTCCAGCGATTCTTTTTTCAGTTGTTCTTCTGTTTTTGTGTCTGGTGTTACCACCAAAGC